ACTCCGTCAGGTACGCAGCCAATAGCGGACTGAAGAAGTTTAACGCTTCTTCCTGGGCCTGCGTTAACTGCCATTGAAAATACAACAAAGTCGAGTCCCCTAGGTAATACTTCACAATATGCTGTTCTCCAGTATTTAAGCTCATATAAAGGGGCTACATCCTCTTTGGTAAGGTCTTTCATGGTCTTAACAGGGTGACCTACATATTCTTCCCAGACTGCCTTGGTAACGCCTAGATTGGTTTCGCCACCTGGGTCACCTTTAAGACCTGTTGGCCCTGTCCAACCACCTTCAGAAGCTAATACTAAGTCTAAGCACTCTTTAAAATCATTTGCCATTCTTCATTTCCATAATCTTTTCGGCTGTTCTGCCACCAAAGTAAGCTAAAAATACTATTTGACCCCATTGGCCTAATAATTGTACATAAGACTCAGTAGCATTAAAACCAAAAGCTGACATCATGGCAAATAAGAAATAGCCTACAAAGATAGCAATAAGCGCCATTGGGCGAATGTTTTTAGATAGCCAAGAATCAGAAGTCATATCTGATTCCCAGCGTTTTGTAATCTCTTGCTGTTCTGCGGTATCCGCTGCAATTTTGGCAAGTTCGCCATTTTGTTGCATTTCTAGCAATTTAAGTTTAGCTTGTTCTGCTTGGGCAGGGTCAGGAAAGACTTTATCTAAAATCTTGCTACCAATGTCTAGTAATGCGCCTAATGGAAACATAATTATCCTTTATAACCCCAAGTTAAATACCAAGATATAACCGCAGCCAATGCAAAGCAATAAAACTGTACTCTGCGTACTGCTTTTAAATCATGCTGGAATTCTTCATTGTCTTTGCGTTGCATATTTTCAATATCTAGCTTTATTTTTAATACTGCTTCCCATTCTTTTGCACCATATTTTCTTACAAAGTCTATCTTTAATTTGGCTTCTTCGTCACTAATTTGCTTTTTATGCTTCCAAGAATCTAAAGCCTTGATTAATGCTCGTTCTTTCTTTAATTCTGCTTCTCGTCTTAATCTAAGTCTTTCTTGTGCTTGTTTGTAAGCAACATCTGAACCATCTCGCTGTATGTTTTCAATAGATTCAGATAGCCCTTTGCTTGCGGCTCTGCTTGATTCAATGCTGTCTGTAAGGCCTTTGACACCTTCAGATAATCCAAATGGGTCTGCCACATTGTTAGCCTACCTTAATGTGGCCTACGCCAGCAAGGTAAGTAACTACCCCTATTGCGGCAACGCCAACAAACCAAAAAAGTTTGGTAACAACAGACCTACCAACAGAGGTATAGACATTTTCAATAACTCTTTGAGTTACTTTTTCGACAATATCTTCTATTTCTTTTTCGGTCAGACTAGCCATCATTAACCTTTCAGGGAAGCAATTTCAGCGTTAGCGGCATCAAGACCAGCTTTTAGCTCTTTTACAGCGTTGACTAATAACCAAGTAATTTCTGTTGCATCAAAGCGTTTAATATCAATTTCTACTGAATCTTCTTTATTAAGTTTTGCTCTGTAAGTGTCAACCGATTCTGGCAATATGCTTAAAACTTCATCAGCAATAACACCTAAACCTTTAGTACCAGAAGTTGTGCCACCTTTACCGTTATAAACCCAAGTCTTAGGGTTGATTTGAGTAAGAACATCTAAACCTTTATTAAACGCTGTAACATTATCCTTTAAACGAACATCTGAAGGATTTGCCCAAGTTGTTCCTGAAGCCTTAGTAGCAGTAGCGCCTGTAATTTCAAAATTACCGCCAGAAGTTAAAAAAGCCACATTAGAGCCAGCAGCGGCAAATGTGTATTGACCGCCAGCATAGTAAAGGCTGGTATTAGAAGTAAAGTTATAGGCAGGAGAGAGAACTAACCCAGAAAATGTTTTATCTCCTGTAATTGTTTGAGTTCCTGTAGTGTAAACACCATTGGTTACGGTAGCAGCGTTACCTGTAACATTAATACCCCAGTTGCCAGAAGCACCTGTACCTGTTGGGCTTGGAGCATAAGTAGCAATATTGCCTGTAGTAACAACTGTGTTTCCACCAGCGTTATATGGGGTAAACCCTAATGCTGTAGTAACATCACCAGAAGATAAAGTAACCACGCCTGTACGAGTATTAAAGCTAGTAACACCTGAAGATACGGCAGAAATAGCTGATTGCACAAACGCTGTAGTAGCTATCTTTGTAGAGTTATCAGAGCCAGGAGTGACTGTAGGAGCAGTACAAGTGCCTGTTAATGTAGCACCAGCATTAGCACTTAAAGTAGTAAATTTACCTGTAGATGGGCTAATGTTACCAATAGGCGTGCCGTCAATAGAACCGCCAGTAATGTTAGGGTTAGAGATTTGACCTACAGTAGCTACATCGGTAGAAGCCGTACCGTTAGCAACACCTGTAATCTTGTTATTACCCATAGCTAATGGGCCTGTCATTGGAGTCTGACCATCAGAAGCTACAGAACCAGTTAAGGCTGTGGCTACATCAGAAAAAGTAGTATTAGCCCAGTTAGAAGTGATTGTAGTACCTGTGACTACAGGGTTTCCTACTGGTAATACATAAGTACCTGAACCGTTGCGTGACATTATTTAACTCCTTCTTGGGCTGCTCTAATCATTAATAATTGTGCTAATTGCTTTTGTTGTTCTGTAAGGTTTGCAGATGGCATTTTGCTTGCCATTTTACCAGCGCCATAAGACCCTAAGCCAACCAATCTAGGACTTGTTAATGGCAATAAAGCTGCTGCTGTTGGGTTTAAAGATAATGCGCCAGTAGCGCCAATACCCAAAGCAGTTCCTTGACCAGCCAAACCTCTAGGTGTCCATGAGCTTAATGCTTGACCAGATAAAGCTGGCATTAATTGAGAGCCGCCTTCGTTAATTAAAGCTTGTGCAAGTTCCCTTCTATGTGCAAAGCTAGTATTAGCATTATTACGAGTTAAAGATTGTAATTTGCGAATAGCTGTATCAGCAGAAGCTTTATCACCTAAAGACAAAGCTCTTTCAATTTCACGCTCCATTGTCAATGATTCTTCATACGCTTTCATTGTTTTAGCGTAGTTTTTATCTTGAGCAACAATAGTGTCTTTTACTGTATTGCGTACAGAAGTAATAGCTCTTTGAGCTTGACGCTGCATTGGGCTTTCAGGGTAAAGAGCATCTAAACGCTGTTTAAGAGCATCTAAACCTTCAGCGGTATGCAAAGTAGGGTCTTTTTTCCATTCCCCAACAATTGATTCCAATTCTTTTACTTTGCTTAATTCTTCTTTACCAATTTTAAATTTGCTAGTTGTAGGCGTAGTAACTTTTAAAGATTCAATAGTTTCGTCTAATTTGTCTGTAATTGGAGCAAAATCCAAACGCTTCATTGGTGTTGGTAATGGTTTGCCAGCAACAATTTCTTGACTTGGCATAGTTGTTTGTATGCCTTCTTTATAACCAGCCATGCGTTTTGCACGAATATTAGATAAAGCTTGTTTTGCTTCATCCAATACTTCAACAGTAGGCACTTCACCTTTAAGGTTTTGTAAAAATGCTTGATTGCCTGTTTTACCAGCTTGGTAAGCTTGACCAATAGCTTCTTCGCCAGCGCCAGTAGTCATTCCCAAACCTCTACGCAAACCACCAGCTAACATTTTTCCAGCGCCACCAACAGCGGCAGGAACAGCACCTAAAGCACCACCAATGGCTGCTTGTTTAGCTTGCTCTCCGTAAAAATCTTGACCTGTTGCACCTGTTTCATTAGGCATCAATGCGCCTTGTGCAGCACCAGCGCCTATTGTTTGCAATGCAGGGTTAGCCCTAGCAAAACTAGGAATCATGCCAGCACCTTTTAAGATACCAGCAGCAGGAGCTACAGAACCACCAACTTGACCAGCCAAATATGACATTGGATTAGTTTCTTGAAAAGGTTTAGCTTGTTGAGCGTAAGATTGAGCAGTTTGACCGCCAACATTACCGCCTGTAGCTAATTGAGCAGCGCCTAACAATGGGTCAATAAGAGCAGATTTAGTAGCTCCAGCCAATGCTGATTCTAATGGGCGAGGTTGTGCTTGTACATTTAGCTGACCACGATTCATTGGTCTACCTAATGCAGCACCACCACCAGTTTCCCCAAATTGACCACTAGAAGCAGGTTGCATAGGTACTTGAGAAGCCGCTAATTTAGCTTCTAATTGAGCTTTAGTAGTTCCTTCAGGAACACCTTGAATGAGAGTGCCATCTGGCATTAAAACATCCATGTCTATTCCTTATGGCAAATCGTTAAAATTAACTACTTTTTTGGGCGCTTGAACAGGTTGTTGTGGTTGTAAATTTAATGATTGTGCGCCACGATTAGCTCCTGGCCCAGCAGCAAATCCAATATCTTGTTCTGCTTGCGCTCTAGCTTTAGTTTTTTGTGCAATTTGTTCTGGCTTATCTCCAAATTGCGGAAAGAAAGTTTTAATGTTTCTTTGCACTTCTGGTTCAGTTGCTGCTGCACCAGTTTTAAAGCGTAAATAAGCCTCTGACCATTGTTCTTGAGCCTGTTTGTATTGTTGAGTTGCAGGTGAAGCCGCAATATTTAAAGGGCCTCCAGCGACCTTTAATGCTGCTTGTGTTTGTAAAGATGTTGGGTTAAAACCTTTAGACTCAAGCTGTTTAATATTGTTTTCAGCGCCAACCATTTGGCTTTGAAACGCTGTAGCTTTAGCTTGTGATTCAGTTAAAGGTTTGCCAAAAGCCAATTCTTGTGCTGCTTTTTCTCTTTCTAAACTAAGCCTTCCACCAGAAATACCAACTTCTTGCTGTCTAAGAGCCAAATCAGCTTTATCTTTTTCAGTAAGTTGATTTTTCCATTCATCAAATGAGCCTTTAAATGGCTTAACAGGGTCATTTTTGGCAGCTTCGTAATTAATAATTAAATCTGTTTTCTTAGGTAATGCGTTTTGCATTAATGTAGCAGCCAAAGCTTTACCTTGAGGAGTTTGAGCTGATGATGCTTTTTTAGCCGCAGCATTAATATCTGTTTTAGCTAATTCATAAATATCATTAACTTCTTTTTCGCCCTTAGTTCTTAATACTTCAGCTAATTTAGCTTGTTTTTCATCTAAAGATTGGCTTAAACCTGTGCCAAGAGCAGCTTTAGCCAAAGGTGCAATCTGTTGACTCCAAGATGGAGCTACATAATAACCACTAACCATTTGACCTTGTGGCTGCTCAGTAGCTTGCGTCATTAACAATTCAGCAATTCTACGCTGACGAGATAAATCAGCAGTTTCAGGGTCTTGCCCTAATACTTGTTGGTCTTGTAAATATGCGGCCATTATGCGTTCCTCAGTAAATCTGCCAATGTTGGCATTGGTTTGCCTTCTTCTGATAATTGAGCAAGAAAGTCTTGTGTTTTACCCATTGGGGCTTGTGTTGATGTAGGTTGTTGTGTTTGTGCAAATGGGTTTTGATTCATGCGATACAAACCACCAAATTGCTCTTGTGTAGGTTGATTTGCTTGTTGAAATTGATAAGATTGTTGTGCGGTTGGTTTGCCACTAGAAGGATTTAACAAATTAGCTAATGATTTTGCACGATTAGCATTTGAAAGAATATCTTTAGCAGTTACTTCACTTAACCCAGCTTGGGATGCAAATTCTGCTGCGGTTAATTGAGCGCCATTACCAGCTAATCCACTTCCTGTAGCTTCCCAAGCTAATCCTGTTGCTGGGTTTACAAGTGCGCCAGCAGCATCTACAGCAGGAACACCAAGCTCCAATGAAGCGGCAGCAGGAGTAATGCCAGCTTCTGCTGCATAAGCAATAATTTCAGGAGCAAAATACACTGCTCCAGCGGCAGCACCAACGGTAATCCAGCCGCCAGGAATTTCACGGTTTACAAATTTATCAACATCAGCTAAACCTCCGCTAACACCTTGAGCTGCTTGCTCATAGACGCTGCCTGGTTTAAAAGGATTAAGTTTTCCAAGTCCCATAATTAACCTTACATAAATGTTGTTAATGGGCCAACAAAATCAGGCGATGCTTCATTTATGTTTCTTACATTTAAATTATCTAAAAAATTGTAAGCACCTTTACCTAAACTTAATAAATTATTTATTCCACCGCTTCCTAAAATAGCGCTTGAACCTAAATTAAATAAACCATTTTGTAAGTTAGCTGTTTTTGCGTTTGCAGCATTTTGAGCGGCAATAGCAGCGGCTTGACCTGTGGTATATCCACCTAAATAATCAGGCCCAGATACAGCGGCTTGGTTATAAGGGCTAACATAACCAGGTTGAGTAGCCTGGTTAAATGCGCCCAATTGCTGAATTGGCAAATTAGATTGTTGTAATTGTTGACTGAAACCTTGTTGGTTGGCTCGTAAACCAACATCCATACCTTGTACTTGAGCAGAAGTTAATAAATCATTTTGTTGTTGTGCCATTTGTGTTTTAGCACGGTTGTAGGCTTCTGAACCAGGCATGATGCCTTGGTTAGCAAGTTTGGTATCTAATGATTGAGTCTGTTGTTGTAACTGTGGCTGCAATCTACGCATAATAGCGTCTGAATACATCTCACCAGGGTTAATACCTGTTTGTGCCAATGTATTGGTATTGATACCTTGACCAGCAGTATTAGCTAATTTATTTTGTAATCCACTCATTGCGGTTTGCAATGTTGGGTTTAATGACTGATTGGCAGACCAAATAGGATTGCCATTAGCATCTGTACCTGTTTGTTGATACTGTAAGTTTGAATAAGGTGTATTTTGATTTACACGGTTAGCAGCAGTAGCAGCAGTAGCACCTTGATAGTTTCCTACAGCAGTTTGTTGCGCTGCTTGAATATAAGGGTTTGTACTAGCTTGATTTCCTGCTGCATTAGCACCACTTAATCCAAATGGGTTATTTCCTGTAGTTGTGCCAATTGTTTTTAATGCTTGAGCTTGCTGATACTCAGGAGAAGTTTGCATAGCACTTAAAACTTGTTGCGGAGTTTGACCAGAAGCCAAAGATTTTGACCAAAAGTCATAACCAGCTTGGTCAGGCGCTCTGCCAAACATTTGCTGATAAGCACCAGTTAAAAACTTGTTATCAAACTGCCCAGTTCCAGTATTCATTGTTGGTTGAGTGGCTGTTTGAGCGTCAGTTGTGCCTGAATTTTGTGCTTGATAAGATGGATTTTGTTGCATACCCTGAGCTTGCTCACGATAAAGCGTAGGTTGATTGCCGCCTTGTTGACCGCCACCCATTAATCCTTGCATTGTTGGATTAGTGTTAGTACCATAAGGGTTTGGTTGATTAAGTGGAATGTCATCGCCCATTCCTTGAAAACCCCTTCCTTGAAAATTACTTGCAATCATTGAATTACTTGGCTGAGAAGTCATGTTTTGCATTTGGACTTGTTGTTGTCTTTGAGTTTGAGCTTGCGGACTCATATCAATACCAAAACCATAATCATTACCAAAACCTTGTTGTGGATTATTATTCCAATCTTGAATTTGTTGTTGGCTAGGTGGAGTCCATCCTGCGCCTCCGCTACCTAATGGCTGTTGGCCTAATCCTAGTAATCCTTGACCCATTGGGTTATACGCTGGTGTAGACATTCCTTGCTCCTAAATAGCTATTGTTAAACCAAGGAATCGGCACAATCCGATTATACCCTTGTAAATCATTAAATTACAGACCCTTTTTCCATGACATAGTCGGTGGAAAGCCAATGTACATCAATTCCTGCTGAAACCATATTTAAGTTAAGACCACCTGCGTAGCCTAAACCTGTAACTCCTTGCCAATTTCTTGAAATAACCAAGTTACCAGCCCATACATCGTTATCCCATGTGGCGGCATCCCATACGGCTGTAGTCGTTGGAGTTGTTTCAAAAGATACTTTTCCAAGGTTGTTTTGAGTTTGGAAATCAGTATTAATACCGCAATAAATGCCAGGAGCGCCTACATCCACTAAGAATGTAGGGCGAACCAATGTAAAGCGCTTTTGTTGACCTGGGGTATCAAAATAGCTATAGGCTTGCTGGCAAGTAGCTGAGATTTGAGCGCCATTATCTGCGTTAGTATCAAAAAACTTACCTACAAAGCCATTGCCGCCAAAATACAAATCATCACCACTTAATTCAAAGCATTTAGCGTTAATACCTGTGAAATTAGCCCAAGCCTTAGAAATAGTGTGCATAACATATTGCTCTGCACCATTTGGGTTAGGAATGTTAATAATAAGCATATTAGGTTTGGCAAAGTAAATGGCTTGCCAACCAAACTCAGTAGAATAAGTATCTGCTGCTAAAGAAATTGCAAAGAAAATCTTATCGGTAAGGTTAACCCTAGGGTCTAAACGGCTAGACTGCAATGCAGAAGCCAATGGTACTAGACCATCTTGGGTAAGCAATAGAATGTCACCAGCAAACTTATAAAAGCATCTACGGCTAAATACATAACCTAATTGCCAAACGCCTTTAAGTTCCCATGTGGCTGG